ACTCCACAATTCAAATAGTTCTTCTGGTAAATCTATCCCGTTTGAATTATAACGTAATACACAATTCTTAGCAGCATCAACGTCAATCATAGCTCTTAAAATTTTATAATGCTCAGGAATTAACGTAGGTTCTCCACCTGCAAAATATAGCTCTTTAATATACTGTGATTGTTTCATCATGTCATTTAAAAATAAATTATTTTTATACCAAGAATAATTAAATTTAGAATTCCATCCTTGGTCATTTTTTAAATCTACATTTTTATAGTTCGGATATTGTATTTTCCAATCTTTTATCCAACTGCTACTATCATGTGGACTACACATAATACATTTAAGTTGACACATATTTCCTAATCGCAAATCAAAATAAGGAATATTTACAGGCATTGCTCCAGTAGTATCCATTTTAGATACAAGTTCATTATAATTAATACGCTCTTGCCATTCTTGTGTCTCCCACTGACGTTTACTAGTAATACCTAGTTTTTCTTCATTATAACACTTCATACAACTCAATGGTTTATTGCCATCTAACATTGTAAGACGTACATCTTTCATATAATTACAATTCCAAACTTCTTCTAAGGAATTATCTCTAAAATTTAAAGGTAACCCATTATCTTTTACTAATCCTGCATCTTTAATATCAATAGCATTAACTCCTCCACTAGCATTTGATGTAGAACATAATCTAACATCACCATTTGGTCTAGTAGCTAAATGCATAAAAGGCAATGGACACCATGTATTACTTAAATTGTTCATTTAATTTATCTATCTTTCCGCATTGTTTTTTACATTCTCTTAAAGAATTACAATCCCATGTTTTTTCAATATTGAAAAAATAATTACTATTAAAAATCTCATCTAATGTATTTTTTTTAAGATTTGGATTTATAAAATTATTATCTTTATAATCAATTGTATTAACATTAACTGGATTTATTCCAGTATAATTTAACCAACAACAGGGTGTTATATCTCCATTAGCACTAACATATATACTATTGTTATTTTTTGCCTTACAAGATATGTTAACATTATCATCAAAATCCAATGAAAACATTTTATTAGTTATTTGACTACTTTTTTCAGAAGGATAAATTTTATAAATTGTTTTTCCTTGTTTATCTAAAACTGGCATAAAATCTCCTCTAAATCTAGAAGAATTTTTTTGTTTAAACTCGATAAATCCTAATTCTTTACTTAATTTTTCACATTCTAATACTTGATGCTTATTATGATCAAAAACTAACATATGCCAGTTAGCATCCCCCCCTGCTTGTATAAATGTTTTGGCATTTTCTATAATTTTATTCCAATCGGTTCCGATACGATATAAATGATGAGTATCTACTAATCCGTCAATGCCAAATGTAACTTGTACTTTTAAAAATGCTAGTTTCTCCCACCATTTTTTAGTTTGAGCGCTTCCATTTGTATGTAACGCTAATTTAATATCAGGATTTGTTTCTCTCAAAAATTCAAAAATAGTTAAAGTATCCTTAGCAACTATTCCATCACCTAAATTTCCACAAACAAATATTCTATCAAGTTGTTTAATAAAATTTATTGGAAACCATTCCTTGAACTGATGTATTGTAATCTCGGTTTCTTCCAGCCAAGGATTAACAACTCCCCCTAAAATGTTTCGTGGGCACATAGGGCAACTAGCCTGACATTTACTAGTAATTTCTAAATGTATTTCTTTAATATTAAGTAAATTATACATCTTTTTTTCTTTTAGGTAACCTAATCTCTACAGAGCAACCACAAAACATCCTAGAACAAGTTACTGGAGCAATAGTTTTAGGAGTAAATTTTTCTACAAAATCTTTATCAAATATATTAAATATAGTATCTCCATATATATTAGTTTCTCCACAAGCTCCTTCTATTCTACCGTCTTCTTTAATAGTAAAAGAATCTTTACCTATATTACAATGCCATCCTAAGAAAGAATTATTTTTATTTTCATATAAAATAAATGTTTTGTAAGAATCTTCACTACCATCGTCATATTTTACTATTGCCGATGTTTTATTTTGTTCTATATTACCATATTCTTTCATTTTTTTAATATATTCATCAGGCGGAAATCGTTTAATTTTATTAGCAAGATAATCCATATGTTCTTTATTATAATCAACATTAATCATCGAAGATTCGTCACCTTCGGATTGAGTTAAGGTTTTTGTTTTAACCATCCATTGATTTGGATGATCTAATAATTGATTAACTATATTAACACATTTTTCCCATTTAGATGGATCCATCATTACTACTGCTGCTATCATTATAGTATCTTTTGAATAAATGTAATCAGCAATTTCTTTTATATGTTGGACATTACAATCTTTATGATGAACACTTATTTGTATATCATTAAAATATTCAGAATATGTTTTCCACCACCTAAGTGTCCTACTACCATTAGTGCTCATAGATATTCTACAATTATGTTTACTATGTATAAATTTTACAAAATCCCCAAGTCGAGGCCATAATGTAGGTTCGCCTCCTAAAATATTAAATTTAATTATTTTTTTATTAAAATATGTTTTATAGATAAAAAATAGATGATCAAAATTTTTACAAATCGTATCATAATCAGGCCAACGACTAGTACCAATATGGCTTTGAGGCCAACAATATTCACATTTGTAATTACAAACATTAGTAAGAGCATATTGAATAACAACATACTCATCAAAATCTTTGTTTACGATTTCAATAGGTTTTTTCATTTTTTTCCAATTAGTAAAAATCTTTTATATTTTGGTAATTCCAATACTGCTTTTGAAAAAATTTTAATATTACTTTGATCTTGAAAGTCATCAAGATCAACAGCACAACGTATATGTTCATCTAATTCAAAATAATCATTACTTTGTAATACAATAATTGATCCTTTTGGAATGTTTTGTAACCATTTATTATATATTTCTTGTGTAATATGCTCACAGCTTGTATTAATAACTATGTCTGGAAAAAATTCATATTGATATTCTTCCATGCTACAAGTAACTGATTTAAATTTACCAGAAATATTTTCAATTTTATTCATTGTTGAAGAAATTTCTTCACACACAAGGTCAATATCAACTGATACAATTTTGCCTATTTGTATGCTAGACTGAAACAATAAGCTTGATAATACACCATTCCAGCCACCATGTATAACAATGTTATTATTAATAGAAGAAACATGTGCTGTTAAATGTTCTATTAACCAAATCTTACTTTTAATTTGACCTTTCCAAAAGCTTTCTAGTGTGCGATATTGATCATCACTATTACGAATAGCATCCATCCAGAATAGAACATGATCAATATCTAAATTCATAATTTTAAATTCTCAGCAATTATTTTTGCTGCTTCTTTTTGTGTTTCAATACCCGGGTGAGTTAAGTCTCTAGCTAAATCTTTATAATAATTTATGTAAAAATTTCCTATTAACGGTGGATTATAAAGCGGTTGACACTCTAATAATTTAGCAGATCTATGATTGAAAGATCCTTCAAAGATACTTGCGCGGTCTTTCCATATTTGTCTAAAAATTGTTCTTGCCATAATTGCATTAATTTTAGCATTAGTAGTATCTTGATTCCAAAGATCCATATAATTATTTTTACTAAAGTTCCATGAACCTAAATTTTCAACACTTCTCTTATGATAATAAACACATCTATCATAGTTAGGCCATAGTTGAACTACTGCTTTAGGTGTTGGATACCCGTTAGATAAAATAACAGAATTATGCAGATTATAAGTAATCGACGTTCCTGAACTACCCATATTGATAACAGGAATATCTAAAATAGATTCAAGTTGTGAACTTAAAGTATGTCTTTCATCTAATCCAACTCCAAATAAATCAGATCCCCCAAATAATACTATCGAATTTTTCCAATCAATATCTTTAAATTCCTTTGTTCTATACCCATTAGAATTTACAATATAATTTACCGTATTACTTCTATAATACCAATCAACAGATTGTTTTTTTAAATTTTCTTTAAATAGTTTTTCTTGATCAACATTTGTCCATGAGTTGTTATGGACAAAATCAGTAACTGGTAAAAAATTATTATCTTTAATGTATGTTGTTAAAGATTGTAAAATTAAATAATTTTGCATTTGGGAACCTTACTATCTGCTGAGCTTACGCAACTATTAGTTATACAGATTCTAGGATTATCAAATAATTTAAACCCTGTTTCTAAATTTCCTAAAGAATTATCATGACAACTATAAGATCTTTTAACTTCATTTCCTCTAATTATAATACTTTGGTAGCCACTATTACATTTCCATCCTTTAAATTTATTAAATCCAAAAGCATTAAATCTTTCTGCTTGATCAAAATCATATCGATTTCCGTTTGAATCCTTTAACTCTATTTGAAAAACAGCATTAGTTTTATCATGTTGCGGAAATCCTATCTGCATAATATCTATCATCTCATTAGTATATCCTTGTACTATTTCTGTAGCCGTATCGTTACTCTGAGGTTTTAATGTTACAGGAATACCAAGCTTATGAAATCGTTCACAACGATCATAGTATTCATAAAATCTATCAGGAACCATTACTTGATTAACAGTTACATATACTTGATTTTCAATAAGAAATAAAAGTTTTTCACTGAATTCAGTTTCATTAGCAAATTCAGAATGGAAACTAGCAGTAACACTTGCTCTATCTAAAAGAGATAACTTGCTAACTAATCGTTTCCACCATTTTATTCCT